AATTCATCATGAATTTGTATGTGAGGTATAATTCCCTCTTGATATAAATCTAACATCGCTTTCTTTGTCATGTCTGCTGCAGATCCTTGAATAAGTTTATTTAGAGCTTTGTATGTAAAGGCTCTTTTAATTCTTCCACGGCCATATGTTCTTTCTGCTTCTTCTAAAGTCATTGGTGTGTGCATACCAAATGTTGCAGGTTCCCATTTATCAAATCTACATTTACGACCTAGTAAAGTTCCGATCGATCCTGATGTTTGTGCAAACGAAGATGTCCTGTTCATTAACTCTCGAACAAACGGAACATTATCATGGTATTGATTAAATAAGTTTTCAGCTTCTTGCTTCGTGTTTAATCCTAATTCTGCTTGTAACTTGGCTTTACCCATACCATAAAACAATCCTAGGTTAATTGTTTTAGCTTGTGACCTGGAGATGTTTGCCATGTCAGCTACAGTTTGGTGAAAGTCTACAGAGTCATCTTTAAATTTTTCTACAATCTTAGTTACCGAATCATTAAAACAAATAGGTTCAGTCGTTGCTGCATAATGTACGACTAGTCTTGGTTCTTGTTGTGAATAATCAAAACAACCCCAAGTGTGATCTTTTTCAGGAATAAATAAACCTCTAATCATAGGACCTAAATCTTTATTTCTTGCAGGAATTTGTTGTAAGTTTGGATTTGAATAACTAAATCGTCCTGTCACGGTTCCACCCTGGTCAGATTTAATTGGGTTGATATCTGCATGAATTCTACCTTTGTGTTCATGTTTTAATATCGTGTCAATAAATGTGGTATGTGCCTTGTTTATTTCTCTGGCTTTTGCTATCTTCTGAACTAAAGGATGTTTATGTTCTTGCAAAAAATTTTTGGTAAAAGACGGTGACTGAGTTTTTTCTGTTCTTAAATAATCTAGTTCGAGTTTGTCAAAAACTTTGGCAATCGATCTGGCAGCCCATATTTGGGTTTCTATGCCTGTCTCTTTTTTTACTTGCAGCAATAATTCTTCTTCTTGTGAAACTAGCTTTTGTTTCAATGTATGAGCTTGTTCAACATCCACCCGAACGCCCTTAAATCTCATCTTAACTAAGCACGGAAATAAGTTTGTCTCCAGGTCAAATACGTTTTGTAAATTTTGTTTTTGTATTTCTCTTGATAAGACTCTGAATAATTCTAATGTAAGTTCTGCATCTTTTTCTGCATACGATCCAACATACATCGCCGGAAGTTTATACATTTATGATTTTGCATCAACGCCTGCAGCTTCCGCTGCTTCTCTTAAAGATTGTTCACTTTTAACTTCTCCAAGATAATCATACGACGCACTGTTTAATGAATACCATCTTCTATTCTCATCAATCAAAGATAACATCACCATGGTATCAATAATAAAACCATTTATCTTAATGCCATATGCTTTTAACCAACATACATCATACATTGCATTATGAAAAATTTTTGTGTTTTCATCTGCACAAACTTTTGTAATCCACTCTAAAACTTTTCTTTTGTCCATATTGCCTTCACGATGACCAATCGGATAATATCCTGACCAACCTTCAACAGCTACAGCAACACCAATAATTTCTCCTTGGCCAATAACAGAACCAGAACCTCTTGTTTTTAAATTTGGATCTCTTGTTTCTAAATCAATCGCAACGTATTGATAGCCAGATAAATCTGGAAAATTTTCAGGACAAATCCATTCTGTTTGTGCTTGAAACAATTACTTATCCCATTCCTTTCGCAATCTATCTATTTCTAATTCACAATAGTGAATTATTTTATTTAAGTCTTTTATTTGATCTTTCTTCAAATATCTCACTACATACTTAATTACATTACCTTGAAAAAAATTCAACCTATTCTCCATGATAAAATGATAGGGTTGAATCTTTAATTTGTAATGATCCCCTCCTATTTGTTTTTTGTCTGCCTCTTCAAAAAAAGATTTGTTTGTCATATATCTTCTCCAATGTTGTATTGATATTCCGAACCTTGATTCGTAATATACAATTTATTTTTTGCTCGGGTCACACCAACAAAGAACAAACGATGTTCTGTGTCTTTATTTACTTGAGCAGCTTCGTAAATAATATTTTCTAGATCTGTAAATAAAATAACGTTGTCACATTCTTCTCCCTTAACAGAATGTATCGTTGAAACTTTTATGCGTGCAGGTTTACTTAGATCCTCGCCGCTCGCCACTAGACTCTCAATGTACGCATGTTGTGCATCGGACATGTTTAAGATCGTCCAGTCTCCAGAAGCGAGTAAACCATGTTCATGTCGTAATTGATTTAAATCTACCGAATCAATTTGATTATACGCTTTACCTTTGAAACTATGTTTGATATCTTTTTTAGTCAAAAAACTATAAAGAAGTTCAACTTCCTCACCACTAATACTTGCACCTTTGTTTAAACGATCCCAAATATTAATTGCTTCAAGTAAATCATTAGGCAATAAATCATTAAACTTACAGTTAAACCGATGTCCGGTGTCATGAAGATGTTCAACGATGGGTTTCATTTGATCGTTAGTCCTGGTTAAAATCAACCAATCACCTTCGCTAAGATCAATGTCAGGTAAATCTAAATGATCAATCACTTGACCTTCATCCTCTCTAGGTTGCCATTGCTTTTCTAAGCGTTCTTCGATATGCTCTAAGATTGACAGCGCAACTTTATGCACTGCTCTTGGCACTCTCACAGACTGAGTCTGTGCATCAATAACACCACGAAGGTTTATAAATTCAGAAGGAGACGCACCTTGAAATGCGTAGATGGCCTGATCGTCATCCCCTGCAATGTAAGATCTTTTACACTGGGCCTCAATGTAATAGAACATTTTCCATTGCAAAGGATTCAGATCTTGGGCTTCATCGAGAAAAACCACATCGAGGGACGGTGATAAGTCTTTCTCAACAAACTTGTTCAACATGTCAGAAAACTCGTACATGTTGTAAAACTCTTTATAGTCTTTTAAATCTTGTTCGATTTGTAAAAGTAAATTGTCATCAATATGAATGTCTAATTCTAATTCTGTCGCTGACTCAAGTACATCAATTTGTTTTGCTCTCGCATATTCAATAATTTTCATGTATTGATTTTTATAATTTCTATATCCAGACTCAGATTCATGATTTTCAAAAGACATATCTTTGCACACCACAGAAAAATTTTTAAAACCATTCCAGTTTTTTCCATTTAATAATTGTGTTGGTGTATCAATGTCTAAAGCTCTGGTCCCCATAGCGTGCATGGTTGAAATGTAATCAAATTCAAAACCTGGAAACCTTTGCGTAATTCTTGATCGAGCTTCTTTCGTCGCTGCCTTACTAAAAGTAATGTAAGCTATTTTCTTAGGATCAGTTTTAAGATTAAATAACTCATGGTGTAGATATTTATTAACTAAAGTATGTGTCTTGCCGGTGCCTGGAGGTCCTGGGATAATCGTTCTCATAACTCAAAATCAGCTTTCTTCTTTTTATTTTTTCGTACGATTGTTTTTTTAAGTTCGAGTCCTTTGACCTGCCAAACTTTTACACTTTCTTCACCGATCTTTTTAACAACAGACTCTGCTTGAAATAAAGTTTGTATCAAGCGTAAAGTTTTATGTTGATTATATGTCTTGTCTTGCCATTGCTTTGTGGCCATTAAAAATCTCCAGAAGTCTTTAAACTTAAACCAACTGTGACCATTCTCTGTGAATGCTTTTCTTTTCATGACGTCTTCTAATTCTTTTCCATTCTTACTTACAAACTCTGTAAGTGCAGTTTGTAAAATCACATCAATACGCATATCATCTGGTGCTGGAATAGGGTCATCCATCTCTGCTAATAATTTATTTACTCGTTTCTTCCACATCATTTTATTTGTTGATAATAATGTTTTACGAATATGTATCATGGCATGTTTAGAAAACTTATCTGGATCATGTAATGTATCTGGGTCACACTCCATAGTCTCACCATCTGCGGTTACAAAATAAATAGGAGGATCAGAATCTAACATTCTAATTCCAGTCACATCAATATCAGGCGATCCTAGTTTACCAAACTTTCTTGTGAAACAAAGTTTGTCATTACAAAAATCACATATTGGTGAGTCTTTACATTTGTAATCGTAATCTTTTTTATTAAGTGAACTAATTGTTTTGGTCACTTCATCTCTTTTTATTGGTGGACTTACAAATTTTTCTGTATTGTAACTATCTATTTTGTTTTCCCAACCTGTTGGGTCGACTTTTTTTAAATACACACCAATGTTATATAAATAATTATTACGGCCACCTTCAGATACTGCCCCTTGTTTTGCAATCGTTTGCAAACACGGTGGTCCATCAGGAAAGTCTGATGTCTCTTTTGTATTTTGTATAAGTTGTAAACCTTGTAGTGCTGTTTTTGATATGACATGTTGATTATAGTATTCAAAAAATTTATTCATGGATAAAGCTTGTCCATCGTCATCAAAAGCAAACCGGATAGATTTATCTCCACCATGATATGGCATATTTAAAAAACTACCTACATCACCTCGTTCTGCTTTAATGGTATTTTGTTTTGGAAAAACTTCTGCTTTAGAGTGACCAATGACTGATGCCATTTGTATTAATCGATTTCGCATTAAGATGGCAGGAACAAATTCTTTGGTAAAGCAAAATACATGTGCTCCCCCTGACTTTGATCTGCATACAATCAAAGGTAATTTTTGTTCTCGTATTTTTTTGATTAAAGCTAGATGATCAAAAGGATAAGTATCAATATCAATACAACCCCATTTACATTCATTATCTTCGTTAATTGGAACAATCCCCAATGCAGGTTCGCTCCCTTTGATGTGTTCTTCCCAAAGCTGATCCGTAACTGGTTTTTTAATTGTAAAAGACTTAACTTCAGCTTTGCCATCAGATCGAATTTCGTTGGTAATCTTCGTTTGACCATACGCACTTTCTAATCCTTTAAAAATTTCTTTCAACATGTATCCCTCTATGTCGGGCGCTAGTTTCCTAGCGCCCAATTGTGGCTATTTATTGTTAGCCTCTAAAGTATTATGAAAATCTTTAGCTCTTGTGTAAAGACCTGCATTTTTAACATCGCCTGCTAAGGATACATTGTAACCGTACCACTGGTTACCCTTACCGCTGTTTAGAACAGAAGTAAGTTTGTATGCAAATGCAAATGATGCTGGAGTGAATGTCCCTTGTTCATCAGACATTGTCTGTGACATTTGTAGTGACAACCACTTCTTTGCAACTTTACTTTGAGATGCACTCATTGAAATTAAAGCGCTCTCAGCATGACCATCATCCCCGACGATCAACACATAGTTTTGATGTACATTTAAAATGTAATTACCATTTGGTAATCTATCTCTAGCACCATCTTTTGTGGTCTTTGACAGAATGTCAGAGTCTGCTGGATAAATGTTTTCCGGTCTACCTGAACCAGTTCCAAATTCAGCCCACTCTTGGTATTCTGTTTTGTGATAACAAGGAATTACATTTATTCCTTTGTCACCATCATACAGTTTTTTTGTTACTGTATTTAAAAACATACCTGGTTCTGCACCCTCTACGTAATTTTGATTACGCTTCTGTGCTTCCGCTGAACCGTTTTGTAATAGTTTTAAGATTGGTGGAGCCAGTGATTCTGTCTTCACATTCTCAAAACCTAA